GCTGTCAGAATCTGTCTTCCAGGAAGCGTGCACGATTCACAGAGAATTGCAATATCACGAGGATCGTTAATTAAAGAACGAACATTAAAGGTACCCGATAAGGCACCAGTAATAATTGCATTTAAATCAAGATTGAACAGCGTCTGTTCGGGCGGAGTCATATACACCGCAAAACGATTCTCCTGCGCAACACCGCCGTGCTTTACAATTGAGCTCTTTAGATTCTCAATACTGTTACCCAGAACATTGTCGATTAGATTGGCCATGTGAATTATCGCGCGGAATACTGTTTGCGAGAGTCCAACCAAATCTGAGTCTTTGTGCCACCCTTAAAGTGTTCGGTTGGTAGGAAGATTGCTGTTTCCCAGTCGGGTGCAAATACCTGAGATGGGCGGGTTTTCATATGACCCGTAAGATAGTGCTTAAGGCAGGGTGCAAATTCACGGAGTCTTCTAACACTTACAAGGAGGCTATAACGAATCTTGAGGCGTGTTCTTTCGGTAAGTTTATCATCGGTGATGGTTCCAAGTAGTTTATCTAAGAACTTGGCACGAATCTTTGGATGTAGGTAGTGTAGGTTGAGACCAAGGAAACCTCCGGTCGCGGGACCGATTACTAAAACCAACGGAAATCTATCGTAATACGGAAGTTCCTCTTTGAACTTAGGATCATAGGCAAACATGTACATATTGCCCCAAATTGCCTTTGAACGCTGTTGCACCTTATCGTCATTGAGGAGTGCCTTCCGATTGATTCTGCCATTTAGCTCCTTTACTCTCTGAATGAACCAATCCTTTGCCTCAATCGAACGCTTTTCAAACCCCGTGGAGTTGAATTCTTTTTCAAGTGTTGTGAAGAGTGAGACTGGCATTAGTTCTATTTATATGTGTTTAGAGTATCTTAATGCCCAACTTACGGAGCATGTCTTCGTCCCAAATCTCAAAAATCCACCCACGGTCACTGGCGTACTCGGTTGCGGCTTCCCACTTGGAGATGTTTTTGGCATACGTCATGACCTCGGTAATGTATCTCTTTGTCTTTTTGCCAGGATTCTTGGGTGGACTCACTTCTTTCTTGGGTTTTACCTCGATCAACATTACACGCCCATCGGTGAATTCGAACTTGACATCGACAAAGTACCGATGGATTCTACCGTCCGTCTTGCAGCGGTACGGTACCACAACCTCTTCCGAGCACCATGACGCAATGAATGACTGTTCGTCGAGCCATCTAAAAAGCTGTCGCTCCCAGAGAGAACGATAGACAATGTTCGACACATTGCCTCGATATTTGGATGGATTCTTAGGTGTGAAGGTGCCCTTATATGTCATATAAATAGATATTTATGTTAACTAAGACACATCAATTTTTTAAGGAGCAATCATAATGGCACTGGACTTAGGAAATTTCGGTAGCTCCGATTCCGTCGCACGTGGATTCATTCCGAATGATGTCCCTCTTCCAGGAAATAAGATACCGGAGTCGTTCAATTATAGTGTAACTCCCTTGATTTACAATCCGATCACACCCCTAAATCCTGATTTAGGTCAGACAGGATTGTCGGGCTATTCTGGTGGTAGAAATTCTTCATCAGAAGGTTTTAGAGGCCCAGATCCATGGGTCGGTTATCGTCCGAGATTATGTTTCCCATCTGAATTGACTCATTCCAAGAATAACTGGATGTTTATGTCTTTCAGCGTTCGTTTGGGTAAACCTGGAGCCAGAGAAATTTATCTTCCGATTCCGCCAGGGCTTACATTTTCCGACTCCATGGCGTATTCTTCACTGGACCTTGGCATTTTAGGTTCAATAGGGCAGGATACTATAAATGCAATGGATAAAGCCAAGGGTGTTAAGGGGGTCATCGGAGCGGGTATCGGCGGGCTTGCCGGCAGTTTGGTAAACAAAGCAAAGAAACTGAATGTTGCAGCAGCAGCTTCAATTGCCGCAAGACATTTTAATCAAACATCAATTGCAAATACAATTGATTTCAGTACAAAACAGATAATAGCCCCAAATACCAATACATCATTTCAAAATGCTGGTATTCGTAGTTTCGGATTCAACTTTAAAATGATGCCAAAAAGCAAAACCGAAGCAGAAACTATTACGGCAATCATTAAAACATTTCGGGAAAATATGTATCCCAAGGGCAATGATGTTGTACTTACATACCCTCCGGTTTGGTCAATGAAATTTTATGAAGGTTCCGGTAAAGAAAACCGTAAACTCCCAAGGATTTACAGTTGCTATCTTACGGGAATGACTGCAACATATAACGGAACTACTAATATGTTTCACAGTGATGGAAGCCCGATTGAAACGGACGTTGCGATTCAGTTTCAAGAAACAAAGGCACTTACTCTATCCGACATTGTGGAATTATCGGAGAAATAATCTATGTCGTTTTTTCAACAGTTCCCAAAAATTCAATACGATTTTGCCGATAACGGCATCGACACCCGTATTGTTGATCTATTTCGTTTTGTAAAAGCCGATGAAAAATACTTTGATGATGTTTCTACGTACCAGTATTTTCAGATCAGAAACGGCGACAGACCCGACATTGTGTCAAATCTGCTGTACAATACTCCCGATTATTATTGGACCTTTTTCTTGGTGAATGACCATTTAAAATCTGGTCTTTCCGGATGGCCGATGATGCAGGAAGAACTGGATGATTATCTTGAGACCGAATACAATGGTACTGTAATTCAAACACGCCCCATCCTTGTAAGAAATGGCGACGGGATCATTACTGAACGTCGTAACTCTTTAGCGGGAATCTTCGAGATTGGTGAAACGGTCTATGGTTCAGAATCCGGAGCATATGGAAGATTGGATTCAAAGGATACTCAGTTGAGCCAATTAGTTCTAAAAGACGTTGTTGGTACTTTTCAAGAACAAGAATTTATTACAGGAAGCACTACTGAGGATAGTGTTGCTTCATACGAAGTATATCCTTATGCCGAAGCTCCTCATCATTATGAATCGGCAGATGGTACTATATTCTACAATGCCCTTTCAATTGGAGAATTAAACGTACAGCCAGGAACTTCAGATTCTGAATTGATCGCAGTTTCAAATAGAGAATATGAAATTGCCTTAAATGATGAAAGAGCAAATATCCGAATCGTTCGTCCCGACTCAATTTACAAGTTTGTTCAGATTTACCAAGGTCTAATCAATGGCTAATCTTTCAAATATTGCGGTATTCGGAACCGATCAGATCCTAATACCTTCGGCTTACTCAATCGAGAGCATTATGCTCTGTAACCATAACGGTAGAATTACAGACATTCAGAAGATTGTTACCGATTTTTCAATTACCGAAAGCATTTATTATCCGGGTTTAATGCTTTCATTGAATGTAAAAGATACGGTAAATCTGATGGAAGAATTTCAGCTAACGGGCCACGAAACAATTACCGTAAATCTTGCCAGAAAAACATATGTTTCCAATAATGATTCATCTAGTATTAAAAATATCAAGATCGACAATCAGAAGTTGAGCCATTTATTTTATGTAAGCGAATACCCGCTATACGGTAAATTTGAAAACCGTGTTCAGGTTTATACTTTAAAGGGTGTGAGTAAGCATATCTTCATGTCCAAATTTAAAAGGATTTCTCGGGCTTACGCGGGGAATATCAAGAATTTTGTTAAAGAGGTATTGATGAATGATTTGGGTGTCCCTTCTTATGACATTGAAATGACGAATGAGAATACGAATATTGTAAAATTTGTTGTTCCAAACTTAAGCCCAATTGATGCAATTCAATGGGCACTACGTCGGGCATATGATTCACATGGTTCGCCTTTTTATTGTTATGAAACTCTTGGTGGTAAAATCAAAATTGATTCTCACACGGATTTTAATAAAAGAAGTACCAGCGATGTTTACAGAGAATACAAAGAAGGCAAATTCTTTTCATATGGTCCAGGCACATTAGAAGATTATAATGAAAGACGTTCGAGAATTATGGATCTTTCATCAGATATTCGTATGTCAAAACTGATATCCGGCTCCAATGGTGCATATGCTTCTAAGAGCGTTTATGTAGATATTGCAACAAAAAGTATTGCCACTACGGAATTTGATTACAATAAAGAATTCTCTAAAATGTCTAAAATAGGCAATTTTTCTACATTATCACAAAGATTTACTCCGGATGATATTAAAGAAAGTAAATCATATAGCGATGATAGGTCATTCTGGCAAAGAGCAGAAAACATTAAAGCGGGTGGAGGTAAGAGTCTTTCGGATTTTAAAAATTCAATGATTAACTATATCTCGTTGAATACCGCAGCTTTTAGTTATGCAGCGGGCAATACTCCCAATTATCATGGGCCAACACAATCATCCAAGATTAATATAGCACAATCTGTTACTGAAAATCTTGAAACAATGATTCATGATTTTAATGTCGCTGGAGATTTTGAGCTTAATTCGGGTAAGATTATTTTATTGAATATAGCACCTTCTGAGGATCCGACGGCGATCAAAAAGAACTCAAAGTTGGGAAAATCGCCGACCCCCGGAGTCGATCAGTTTTTTTCTGGAAATTACGTTGTGACTTCTGTTATACATAACTTTTCGGAAGACTATTTTGCTTCGGTAAGAGTGAAGACGGATAGTTTTTCAAATGACTTTTTAACAAAATAATGAATTCTCCCGATCAATTTATTGGAGGCTCCTTTGCCTGGTTTACTGGAGTAGTCGAGGATATTAAAGACCCCTTTGAAATGGGTCGCGTGAGAGTTCGTTGTATTGGCTACCATACGGAAGACAGAAATCTTATTAAAACGGATGATCTTCCTTGGGCAACACCACTGATGCCAGTGAATTCTGCATCGATGTCGGGAATTGGTCTTTCTGCAACAGGTATTCTTCAGGGGTCATGGGTCGTTGGATTCTTCCGTGACGGACCTTCTGCCCAGGATCCTATTATCCTAGGAACAATACCATCGGCAACAACAAATTATGTGGATAATACAAAGGGCTTTTCCGACCCCGAAGGTGTATATCCATCACAATCCTTTGTGGAACAAGGTTTGCCCGATATGCCTATTGAGGCAGGCAATGGTCCTAATAATTTTAAATTCCGTGAGTCGGATACTTATAAAAAACGTGTTGCTTCACTGCCCGGAGCAGTAGATGTTGCAAAGGCGCCCAAAATGGCTTTAGCCGCAGTCAGTTCTTCTGACCCTTATGTGTCTCAGCAACAGTGGAGAAGTTGGTCAATCGAAACTGTAGTTTCTCCGAAATATCCAAAAAACCAGGTGTTCCATAGCGAATCGGGTCATGTTTTTGAGGTTGATGATACTCCTGGTAAAGAAAGAACCTTGGACTTCCATAAGTCTGGAACCTATACGGAAATTGATGCAAACGGTAATGAAACGGTTACCGTGGTTGGTAGCAAATATATGGTAACCATTGGCTCCGAACATCTTTATGTAAAAGGTACCGGTGGTGGTGGATACCAACTTACCGTTGATGGTAATGTCCGACAATATGTTAAAGGTAATTATCATCTTGAAGTCAAAGGTAACAAAACGGAATACATTCATGGGCATCGCCAGTCAAAGGTTCTTGGAACCGACCATTTAGATACAACAAAGTACCTTGAGACCGTTCAAACAAGTTTAAGCGGACACCCATCGGCTGTTAGCAGTAACGGTGATAACCTTGTTTCGAACGGTTCGGTTTCAAGTGTTACATCGACCGGCTTTCAGGTTAATTTTGCATCTATCAATTTAAACGGCAATGTCAATTGCTTGAACGGAGTCAGCGGTCAATTCACTTCAGCCGACGGTAAAACAGTCACCATCGCAAAGGGTATTATTGTTAATATCATATAAGGAGAACTAAATTATGTCAACGGGATACGTCAATACAGAATGGGTAAAAACGGTTACAAATGAAATCGAACAGATTCCAGATTGTAGAGCACTAGAACAACTTATTAAAAAGGTCGAGGAGATGATTAAGGGGCAATTGGAAGCTCTGCTTCAACAAATGGCAGACCTTCTTGAATTGGCACTACCACCAACAAATTTAAAAAAGTTGATTACTTGGGCAAAAAAGCAAGCGGGTAAGTATTACGAAATGTACCTAAAGGTGGTGGCAACATACGCCGAACTTGCTAAAGCATACACCGACCTACTTACAGCAATTCAGAATAAATTGTCCAACTTAAAGTGTAATATTACAATGCCTTCGGTAAACGATATAATACCCTCGATACCCGATAATGAATTATTTCAGACTGTGAATTCTGTATATGCCGATATTGCTGCGCTCAAACAGAATGTTAAAGATAAAGATGTTGCTTCTGGCTTACTAAATGTGCAAAGTATATCCAATTCAATAGAATCAAATTCATCGACTAGTGCTCAAGCCGCAGGTTATATTGCGTCCAAGCCTACTCTGGATCGACCGAACCCGTAAAATAACATCCGGAAAGTGTTATAAATAGCATCACTCTATGCCAGCGATCCGTTCACAGAATTATTCCGATTACAATGTCACCGATACCATATCGGCGGTTGTATCCAAGAAAGCTCTGTACACCGATTTCGACCTGAGTCTTACTTTGGATGGAGTTACGGGTGGTGATATTGTTCCACTTACAGATATTGATGCCGTTGTTTATGCCGTAAGAAATCTTGTTCTTACAAATTTTAACGAAAGACCGTTTCAACCGAATGTGGGTGGCAATATCAGTGGAATGTTGTTTGAACCAGCCGACCGACTCACAATTGCGTCACTCCGTAACGCAATTCATTACATTCTTGATCGATATGAACCAAGAATTGATTCCGTTGGTGTCGATATTGTTGACGATTCCGACAACAACCGTTACGGGATCACAATCTCCTTTAGAGTAATTGTACCAAATCGCTCGGTCGACATGACTCTTTACCTACAAAGACTTCGCTAATTTACCACCATGGCTCAATTCAACGTAACAGAACTTGATTTTGATAAAATCAAAGATTCCATTAAAGATCACTTCCGTTCTCAGACCAAATATGATTCTTGGGACTTTGATGGTTCGGGTCTTTCTCTTCTTCTAGATATTCTTGCGTACAATACCCACTACAACGCAATGGTTGCGCATCTTTCATTGAATGAGAGTTTTCTGGATTCTGCTCAGATTCGTGGTAATGTAGTTTCACATGCCAAACTTCTGGGTT